ATTCTTCACCAACTTGCTGTTGTTCTGGTTGGTTTGAACCAATATAAAGATTTCCGTTAAAGTCTCCGGAAATATTTACTGATTCTGAGATGAATTGCTTATATGACTTCATTCTTCCTCTTCGTGGTTTCCAAACATTGAATTTGCTACGGCAGGACGAAACTCATCAATCTTCTCAGAAGATTTTGCGAATAAAAGTTCTTTGATTTTATCGCTGATTTGTGAGGGAGGTTCATCCGAAACAATCATATCTAGCAAATCGTCCATTTTTATAAATCCAAATTAATAACTGTCTTTATTTATATCTCACCACCCTTGGGCATTTGAACTGCTTTTGTATCAAATTGAGTTGCTGCTTCGTCAGAAGCTAAATCCGGTTCCATTACTGGTTGTCCCAAATCCATTCCAGCAGTTTCTGGTCCAAGAGGCATTCCAGTTTGTGGGTCTACTGGAACATTGGGATCTGGAATAATACCATCTTTAATTTCCTGTTCAATCAATTTATCTTGCTCAAGGATTTCGACATCAGTTTGGCGAAGAATCTTACGTCTTACGTAGTCTTGTGAGAAGTATTTTCCAATATATGGCTCAGCAACTTGAACCATACTCAATCTTTCACTTAACAATTCGGAATCTTTTAGTTCTGCAAAGTGGTTATCATATAGGAAATCATATTGAATATGCTCATCCATTTTAACCCAATCTTCTGGAGTAATAATGTTCTTAAGAATCAATTGCGTTCTCAACATATCACTAAACATATGTGAGAATCTTTTTCTCAGTCTGGAAACAAACTTACTAAACTTAACTTCATCTCTAAGAATTTCTGATGAACGGCCCAAATTAAATCCACCTTGCCCATCCATTCTTGAGGGTGGAACGTTAAGTGATTGGAATAACTTTTTCTTAAAATATTCAATATCAGTAATCTCTCCTAAGTTTTGTCCACCAGGAAGAGTGGTAATTTCAGTACCTCTTCCACCTTCTCTACGTGGAAGCCAAAAATCTTCAAGCATTGCCATAAACTTTTTATCATCGCGGATTTCTCCGGTTGATGCATCATAAACAAGCTTGTTGCGATAACGAGACATCACATCGCGGAGATATTGTTCTGCCTTTACCTTAGGTAGATTGCCTACATCGATGTAGAAAATTCTACGTTCTGGTGCGCGTGATAGTCTGTAAATAACAAGCGAGTCCTCAATCATGCGGAGTTGATTGAGAGACTTGATTGCCTTGTGCAAATAAGAAAGTGTTGACCCCTTATTTCTATCAACTAAACCTGAAGTGCAGTATGTGATGGAATCTTTTGTCATTTTAATTCCAGCATTCGATCCTCCCAAACTTCCTGGTGCGGGAGAACCTGTTGGATAACTCATCTTTGGTTCATATACAAAATATTCGTCAATTTCTGGGAACTGATAATCCATAGGATTATCGACCATTCTATTTGTGACTTTGTACTTATCCGATTCTTTTTTAACTGCCTGCCTTACATAACGAATCTTCATTGCATCAATATATCTCAATTCCTGGATTCCATCTTCAGGTCTCTTGAGATCGATTACTTTATGATAAAAAAGTCTTCCGTCAATGTACCAATTTCTATAAATTTCGTGTGCTTTCTTATCAAAATCTAATAACTCTAAGATATATTTAAATTCTTCCCTTATTCTATTTTTAATTCCATCACTTGCATTAAGATTATCCAAATCAATTTGAACTGGACTATCATTAGTGTCAGATACGATCGCTTCATTTACAATATCTTCAATTGCACTATCACACTCCGGATGAAGTGCCATCTCACGATATCTTTTGATAAGATCGAATTCTGTTCTATAGACACCCTCAATATCTACATATGAACCAAAAAATCCACTGGTCAAATAATGGTCAACCCCGTCCTCCTTGTTAGGTGGAACGGGGGAAACCGAAGTTTTTGATAATTCACCATTATCATCAATTGAAAAACCAAATAGTTTTGCCATAATTTATTTTTAAACTTATCTGTTGAATAATAGTATTTATTATTCTCCCAACTCGCCTCTTTGAGCAGGTGTCCAATATTGAACTTGGAAGGAAACCGTAAACTCCTCAAGTACGTTTGAAGAATCGTAACTCAAATCAATTGCACTAATTGATGTTGGGAAAATATCGTGGAACTTGTAAATTGTTTCCTGCGAAATTGCAGCATTGTTTGTGTTCAGTCCCTGACCAGTTCCTGCATCAGCACCAGTGGTTCTGATGTTAGAAGGAAGTCTGGTTAATTGCTTAACATAAGCATCAACCATGTAACTGTTGGGTTCTGTAGCACCACTAGCATCTCCATACTGGCCAATGTAATTCATCCAATCTTCAAAGACTCTTCTGATGCTGAAGTTTTCGTCATTGATGACGGTTACTGACCACTCATCAAATGTTCTGTCACCAGCAACTTTGAAGTTTCTTCCTCTGAATGGAACATCAATCATACCAATGTTTGATGCTGGAAGTTGTGAAGCCTTACACAGAATTTCAAAGGTTTCTCCGAGAGTTCCACCTCCAGGAATAGCACCAGGAATACGAACTTCAAATAGATTGGGGCGGGCCCCGCCGCCAATCAGTGTTGATTTAAATTTTTGGATAGTTGATTCTGCCATTGTTAGTTCCTCCTTTTTTTGGTTTTAATTAAATCAAACAGTTCCAACAACTTCTTCAAATGAAACACCAGTTCTGGTTGCAACAAATGTTAGAGTTACGTAGTTGATAGACTTGGCAGGCTTCAGGAAGATGTCAGCTCTAAACTCATTGTTATCAATAACATCAGGAGTGTTATTTGAAGCATCACAAACAACTAGGAATCCATACAGACCACGTTTTGCCTGAACATCACGGAGGTATGGTTCAACAATGTTTCTGAAGTTTGCTCTTGTAATCTCATCGTTCAGTTCGAAGAGTTGAGCTTCCGCTGGTTTTCTAAGTGCTTGCTCGACAGTTAAGAATAGACGACGAACGTTAATTCTATCAAATGCCGATGCATAACCTAGAGCAGTCTTATCACCAAAGAGAAGAATACCAATTCCTGGTTGAGCAACAATTGCATTAATTCTTTGTGGATAAAGTTGATCTCTTTGTGCCTTATTTGGACTGTATGCAAGTTTAATTGCATTATTTAAGATTCCTCTTTGTTGTCCAGCAGGTGAGAACCAAGGATATGCTTGAATACTGGTTCTTACACATAGTCCAGCAACGTCTCCATTGGTTGGGATGTAGCGGAACTTATTATTAAATCTATCGAACGTATACTTATATCCTGTATCAAATATTGCATAAGATGAAGATGGGAGGAATGAATAGAAGGCAATAATATTATCAGTAATTTGGTCTGCAGTTAGATACTGTCTAAGTCCAGTTCCAAATTCAGGTTCTGATACAACATCTCCTCTATGTGGTGAAAGTGTTGCGATACAATCCTTTCTGCTTTCTGCAATAGAAATAAGGTGTGCTGCCTTTGCTTGAGACTCGAACTTGTCAGCAAGTCCAGGACCCATTAGTAAGTAATCTACTTCAATTTCGTCTCTGTTTGCAAACAAGTCATAGGAAGTAATGAGATCTCCAAGTTCTGCAGTCATTGTTCCAGTTTCACCTGGTTCTGCATCAGGATCTCCATAATCCTTACCACCCTGTAAAACGTACTGAGCATTACCAATTGCACTGAAAGTTTTATCTTGTGATACTTCATTCCAAAGTCCTTCCGCTACAGTGTTTGTAGTGAATGACTCTGAGAATCCTGTCTGATACACCTCTTCATTATTTTCGTTGTCAGAAGGATTATCTCCAGCATAGATGTATTGTGAGAACTGAGCAAGATACTCTTTGTACCAAATTCTTGTTCCAGGATTTACTGCAGAAATTGCATCGGTTGCTTTAGAGAGGTTAAGGAATTTTTCTAAGAGGTTGCCCTGAATTCCAGTAACATCTCCAGTATCATCAACAACTGCAACGTGAATACAATCATTCTTACCATTTCTATCCAAAACGTATCTATTGGTGATTGGTTTTGGTGCAATCGATCTCCAGAAAATATCAGCATTAACTAGATCTAGTTTTTGCTCATCATACCAATCCTTAACAAGACTTCCTCCAATTGGAAGTGTGTATGAAGTAACTAAACCAACTGAATCGTCGATGAAATTAACAGTTGTAATTCCACTTGAAGCAGAAGATGGTCTAATAGAGAATGCTCTGTTCTTTGCTTTATATGTAATATGTTCGTCTGCAGTTGTTGTAATTGCAACTCTGGAGACAATCTTTACATCAACAGAATCATCTCTTACGCCAGTTACAATACCTTTGATATAACCGGTAAATGAAGTATTAACTCCGGTTGGTAAAGTATAAGTTACATTTTCCAGGGAAACAGTAACTCCAAGACCAACTCCATTGTCAGCTCTAGCAGCAAGAGTATTAAATGCTTCTGAGTTAATGCTGATGATTTGGTCTGCTTTATCATCAATAATACAAACTTTTAGATTATTTGACCAAGAACCAGGGTTCTTGGCAGCAAACATATATCCAGCAATATCATCCGCATAATTTAGGTTATAATCATCAAAGTTTTTAATTTTTAGCGAAGCTTCACCAACTGTAGAAATTCCGTTAGTGGTGTAGATGTCTGAGATTGTGAATGTAACACCAAAACCAATAGTTGATGTTGTACTTAGTCCTACGACAGTTGGCAGAATAGTAATGGTTTCGTTTTCATCGAAACCATTACCGCCGTTTGTAACTGCAACAGTAACAGTTGAACCCAAACCTGCACCATTGTCAGCAACTGTAACTGTGAAGATTGCGCCAGTTCCATCTGGATCAGTTGTTGTATATCCTGTGGATAGACCAACGTTTTTTACAACATAAGTACCGGGTGTTCTTAGAGTGCTTGCAGCACTAACAAGGGTGGTGTCAACAATTTCGCCACTTCTGATTCTTCTTGCGTTAGCACTTACGAGTGATTCTCCGTCCGTTCTTACGACCTTCATCACGCCGCCGTAAGAAAGGAAAGCCGAGGCAGTCATCCAATACTCGTACTGCCCGTCTAAAGAAAGTGGTTTTCCAAAAACGTTAATTAAGTCCTTTTCTGTTGGGATGTCGATAGGATCATCAACTGGACCTTGTGGGAAGGGAGCTGCAATTGCCCCAATATTATCCAGTACATTATCAGCTCTTCCTACTGTTAAATCAACCTCTCTGACGAGTACGCCTGGAGATAATTGAGGAGTCGCCATGTTTTTCTCCGTAATCTCAGATTAACTAAAAATTATTTATTAAAACCTCACTTTACGTGGGCGGAAACATGACGCGAATGTTTACCAGTCAGGATATTCCCATTTATCCAGTACTTTATTGACCATTTTGTTAGTCACAACTCTTCTGATAGTACAATCCTTGCACTCATAAGAATAAGAAGAAGCTACAGGTCCCCTATCTTTTCTAGTTCTGTAAAAGCAATCTATTAAATTTTTTTCTTCCCCACATATTCTGCATTTTCTATCCGTAAGCAATAAGTGTCCTAGATTAATTTGTTTATCTAAGTCCATTAAGTATACTCCCACATATATGCCCTATCACCATATTCATCTACATGCCACCTATCACCATCTTGGTCCACAAAACTACTTTCATCCAAACCATCTGATATAAAACCAAAAGGAGACATATCTTGTTCTATCTGATTTTTCTGCTCTTCATAAAGACGCTTTCTGACATCTTGGTCAGTAAGTTCCTTGAAATAGTCTTGTGCAACCAACCATGCATAGATTACCAAGCACATCGCTAAGTCATCATTACATCCCTCTTCTGCTTCAAAAGAATTGTGCTTTTGGATAAAGGTTGTTAATTCTGAAATAATCTCATAATCATTTAAATATAACTTATCTTCTTCAATCATTGTCTTTAGATTGAGACATCCAACCTTCTTTACAGTTTTGGACATCTTAACGCCAAGTTGCGTTTTCTTCCCAGAAAATCCTTGTCCTACAATTTGCCCAGCTCTTCCTCTCATGGAACACATTAGAAGATTATTGTATTCTAAATCATATTGGAGAATACTTGCCACTTGGTCTCCAACATCATTTACTTCGCATAAAATATATGCATTATTGTATGCCGTTGCTGCTTCATGTATGATACTAGGAAATAGCATCGGTTTAATTTCATTGTTTCTGTATTTTGCAACTACTCTGTGTGGAAATTGGGTAATATCAACAACAGCAAATGCTGAGTAATCATTTCCAACACCTCTAGCAACGTCAACTGTTATTAGATAATCGTGGTTAGATTCTGGGTCAACATAAACATCCAAACCAGCACTACGTGTTTTGGGGTGGTCATATACAAGATTTCTTAATTTACTAGGAGCAATCAGAGTATCTACAGATCCTAAAAACTCACATTCAAACTCAACTTTAAATTGTGACTCTGAAGTGTTTGCAATTGTCTGTTTCTTCCATTC